GACCTCCTGCGCTGGCTCTAGACGATCCAATGTGAACGGCGAGCAACGTCGGTGCCGCGCTTTATTGATGTGGATCAACGGCTTGTTCACCCTCCCGTCAACCAGAACGGGGGTGGGGGTATGAGCTGCTGGCCCTGCCATATCGGAATGAAGGTTGGCGGCCCCGTCAACAGGTGCCCGTATCCAGACTGCGTTCGGAAGCGTGGCAAATCCACCCCTCTCCCCGCGAGCGCCCCCGCTGGTGCTCGCCTCCTCGGGCGCGGGGTCACAAGTCCCGCGCCCATTTTGTCGGAGGATCGATAGATGTTCGAGGTTGGCGATGTTGTCGTGTGCGTGAATGCAGACAAGTGCCCCATAACCCATGCTGAGCAGGGCCTTCGCAAGGGTGCTATCTACGTAATTCGGGACTCGAAGCTGGTTACCTGCGCGCGGACGGGAAATACCGCGCCAGCCGTCAAGGTCGATCGCGATATTGATCACTGGCGGCACGAGCGCTGCTTCGAATATCTGCCCAAAGCCGACGAGCAATTCACCGCGCAGATCCGCGCGTGCAAGCCTGCTCATCGCAAAACTCCGGTGTCGGCATGACCCCCATCCAAATCATCACCCTCATAGTGGGCGGTAGCATCCGAGCGATCCGCATTCAGCTCATCGTCGCAGCCCTTTGGCTCGCATGGGCAATCATCACGCCCATCGACTGGCTCATCGACCGACTGCGCGAGGCGGCAGAGAACAGCGCGCGCAAGGGCGTCGAAGGTTGGTGGGGTGGTCGGGCTCGTCATATCGGAACGGAGCAATAACGATGGTGCAGTGCAACGTATTGCGCGTCAACGCCGTTGAAGAACGAGAGGAATATCGTGATGCGGTCGCGGAAATCCTCCGCAATGTGCAGCATGACCACGGCGTCACGCTTCTGGATATCGCCGAGCGGATCGACGTTTCCCTAGGCACGATCAGCAACGCGGCGAACAAGAAGGCCGATCTGACCGCGCCCTTCCTGAAGCGCATCGGCAAGGCGTTCGGGGCATCGAGTCTTGACCCTTATGTCCGGTCGATCGGCGGACGCGTCATGCCAACTGAGGCTGATAGTGCGGTCGATATCCTACCGACTATTTTCAGCGCTGGCCACCAGATTGCGACAGCGCGCACAGCTTCATCACCGGGTGGCACGATCGAGACCCTGAGCGAGAAGCTTGGCTACCTGCCTGAGCTGCGCCGCCTGCGTCGCGAGACAGACGCGCTGATCGCCAAGATTGTCGAGGAGGCAGCATGACCCCTCTATCCACCCCCACACAGGGACGGGAGAGACGCGCGCAGGCGAACCGGATGGCCGAAATCCTGAATGGTCCGGTCGCGAGAACGCTTGTCGGCGAGATCATCGTTGTCGAGCCGCTGAAATACATCGCGCCACCTGCCGCGCTCGAGAAATGCACAGTGTGCCGTCGCTGGCCCGACATGGTGCCGAGCTGCGGCTTCAGAGGGTGCCCGCACAAATGATCCACATTCCCTTCATCCGCAACTGGCTCACCCGTCCTCCAACTCCTGCAGAACATGCCCGAGCCCTCTCAATGGCTGGTCATGAGGCCCACAGAGCCCGTGTAAGAGCAACAGCCGCATTGATGCGGGAACAGACCGCAGCACGCCGTACCGCTCCCCTGGCACCCCGTAGCGAGGTTGTGGCTGGTTCTCGGAGGGTGCGGGCATGAATGGCTGCAAGACATGCGGAAAGCCTTTGAGCCGCGTCAACCGCACCGGCTGGTGCCGCCAGCATTATGCTGCCGCGAATAACGGCGGCGAGAAGTGGGCAAACGACAACCGCGCCCGCTGGGCTGATCCTGCGCAGCGCGACCGCATCGTGATTGGCCTGCGTTCGGCTGCCGCACAGCGCATCGCATGGTGCCCGCTCGAATACCGGGCTGAGTATCGCCGCCTGACCCGAACGAAGCATTACAGCGCCGCTGCCGCTCGGTCTATGATCGAAGCGACGATCGCACAGCATATGCGCGCCTATTTGCGCACAGGGAAGCTTCAGCAGACGAGGCTGGCCGCGTGAGTAACGCAACCCGCTCCTTTGCCCTTGGGCGCCTGAAGGTCGGCGCAATGAACGCGACCGAGGCTGAATACGCACGCGAGCTCGAGACGCTGCGCATTGCCGGCGACGTAGCCTGGTATAAGTTCGAAGGCCTGAAGCTGCGCCTTGCCGACAACACGTTCTACACCCCTGATTTCTTCGTCATGCTCGCGAACGGTGAGCTTCAGGCGCACGAAGTCAAGGGCCACTGGCAGGACGACGCGCGGGCGAAAATCAAGATCGCGGCGGACATTTACCCCTTCCGGTTTTTCGCGCTGAAAAAGCGGGCGAAGAAGGACGGCGGCGGCTTTGTATCGGAGAGCTTCGGATGAAGGGTTTTGTGTATTTCATACTCGCTTTAGGGCGGGAAAGGACCGCCGTTAAAATCGGCTATACGAACAGCTCGCCACATAAGCGGCTGAAGTCGCTTCAAACCGGCTCCTCAGCGGAACTGATGCTTGTCGCGGTGATCGAGGGCGATGTCAGCCTGGAGCGCGCGCTTCACGCGACATTCAACGCAGTGCATTCGCGCGGTGAATGGTTCCTCTTGAGCGGGCGGCTGTTCTCGCTCGTGGCAGCCCTTCACGCCAGCACGGATCGCGGCAGCAAGCCTATCGGTGTCGCCACCTTCCGAGCGGTTTGCGACAAATATCTGTTCGATCCAGTGCCCTTGGTCATTGCCGAAGGCGAGGACGATGAGCGCTGGCATCTCACGGCTGATGTTGGGCACCTCATGCAATGGTTCGAACTTAGAGGATGAGCGGCTATGTCCGCCTTTATCGCGGCTGGCGCGACTGCGACGTGTTCGCCGATGAGCCAATGTCAGAGCGTGAAGCCTGGCTGTGGCTGATCGAGCACGCTGCATGGAAGCCCGTCACACGCAGCAACGCCAAGGGCGAGCGCGTCCGCATCGATCGCGGGCAGCTTCACGTCTCGTTGCGAGCGCTGGAGAAGGTTTTCGGCTGGGGAAAGAACAAGGTTGCACGGTATCTGGAGCGCCTCTCAGATCATGAGATGATCGGGACAGCTATGGGACAGTCTGGCACCGTTCTAACCATCTTGAATTACAGTAAATATCAGGATGAGCGGGACAGTCGGGACACTGAAACCGGGACAGCCTCGGGACAGTCGCGGGACACACATAAAGAAGGGAAAGAAGGGAAAGAAGAAAAGGAACGCGCGCCGAAGCGCGCTCGGACCGACGATTTTGAGATCCCTGATTGGATTCCCGCTGAGCCGTGGGCGGCATTCCTCGCCATGCGGGTTCGGAAAAAAGCGAAAGTCGATAGCTACATCGCTGCCAAGCTCTTCGCAAAGCTTGAGAAGATGGCGGCTGATGGCTGGGATATCGCCAAGGTCATCGACAAGGCGACGCTCAACAACTGGACCGACCTCTACACGCCGACCCCAGGCCGCGATGACGATATGCGCGCCAACGCCTCGCAGCGCGGCTCACACGCCGAGCAAAAGCCGATCGATCAAGGCGCCTACCTTGCGAGCCTAGCCGCCAAGCCGTGGGCGAACGCCACGCCTCGGGCTGAGATAGTTCCGGCAGTCCGCACGGGTGGCCCGCGCGCCATCGGTGACCTTGTCCAAATCGCAGGAGCTTCCCGATGACCCACCACCCTGAATACCAAGGGGGAGAGAGATGAGCGATCAACTGGACATGTCCACGTTCACGACGGTCACCGTGCCGATCACGAAGGACAATCTGCCGGATGGCGTGATGTACGAAGCTGATGGCTCAAGCTGGCGCGCGATACGCTCCACGGATGAGGAATCGGGCTGGCGTTGGCAACCCCTTAACTGGACCGCATTTGGCAAGGGTGAGCCCGACAGCGTGATGACCGAGCATTTCGTAATTGGCGAGAAAATCACGCAAAATCAACGAGGAGCACCCCATGAATAACCGAGGCAGGCCGGCAAGGATAAATTGATGAGCGCAGACCAGATCCTTATCGACCAGCTAGAGGCGCTGTCTCGCGTTCGCCCGCTGACGGACGGTGAGGTGGTGCTGCTCGATCGCGCAATCTGCCGGGAAAATCGCCGACTGCTGACCACATCGCGAACGTTCTGGACCGAGGAAGACGACATGAAGCTCATGAGCATGTTCAGGACCGAAAGCACACAGCGCATGGCTGACGTGCTCGGACGCACCACGGCAGCGGTGAGCATCCGGATCACGCTGCTACGGCAGAAGGGCCGGGACCTGCCGTGCCGACGCACATGGGACGCTGCCAATGCTGCCAGGACAGCGGCCAGTCAGGCAAGGAGGGCAATGGCGTAATGGGCAGGCCATCGAAATACGATCCCGCATATTGCGACCAGATCACCGAGTTCATGAAGGATGGCGCGAGCATGACAGCATTCGCGGCTGAGATCGACGTAGCGCGGTCAACGCTGAACGAGTGGATGGCTGAGCATCCCGAGTTTTCGGATGCATGCGCGCGCGCGAAAGCCAAGTGCGCGGCATGGTGGGAGCAGGCTGCTCGGTCGATCACGCTGGACGGCAAGGGCTCAGCGCAGCTCGCGATGTTCGGGATGAAGAACATGGGCGCCGAGGACTGGAAGGAGAAGGCGTTGGTGGGCAGTGATCCTGACAACCCGCTCCCGGCTGGTGTCTCCGTGACATTCAAGACGGCTGGGGCGTAGAATGAGCAAGCCGAACCCCAAAGTCTATTTTGTCCGTGCGAGTTGGTTGGGGACAGGTGACCGTATAAAAATCGGGTACAGCAAGCGGCTCCCGGAGCGGCTGTATCAGCTTCGTTGCGACTTCGCTCCAGTGGAGCTGTTGGCAAGCGTGCATGGAGACACAATTGAGGAGGGCCTGCTTCATTCAGCGTTTTCCCGCTTCCGAATCCACGGCGAATGGTTTTTGCCCCATGAGTCTATTTTGCGGACCATAGCGCTGTGCAAAGAGACAGGGGCATTCCCTGCGCAAATCGTCGCAGCTGCGATTGCGGTGCGCACGGCCGAAGCTGCGGCTGAAGCAGCCCTGCGGATGCGCTGGGCCTTACAGGATGCGCCGTGGCTGACATAGAACTCCCTGACTGGTCCGCGTGTCTGTGGGAAAAGGACGCGCGCCACATCGCACTGCATGGCGGTCGCGGCGCCGCAAAGTCTCGCTCGGTCGGCACGTCACTGGTCCTGCAGGCTGCAGAGAGCCACCAGCGCATCCTTTGCGGGCGCGAGGTGCAGCGATCGATCAAGGACAGTGTGAAGCGGCTCCTGGATGACGAGATAGACCGTTGCGGGCTGCGCACGCGGTTCGTTTCGACTGAGACTGAGATACGCGGGCCAAACGACAGCTTGTTCATTTTCACCGGGCTCAAGGGCAACGCGGCCGGCGTGAAGTCGATTGAGGGTGTGACACGGTTTTGGGGCGAGGAAGCAAGCACGATCAGCCAGGGATCGATTGATACGGTTGTGCCGACGATCCGCGCGCCGGGCTCGCAGCTCATCTGGACATGGAACCCAGACCTTGAGACAGATCCTATCGACGTGATGTTCCGCGGCGAGAAGGGGCCGCCACCACGCTCGATCGTCAAGAACGTGAATTATGACCAGAACCCGTGGTTTCCGCCAGACCTTGCCGAGCAAATGGAATATGACCGCTCGCGGGATATAGACAAATACAACCACATCTGGCTTGGCCAGTATCGCCGCAACAGCGAAGCCAGGGTGTTCAAGAACTGGCGCGTTGAAGCATTCGAGACGCCGACCAACGTCGAGTTCAGGCTTGGTGCTGAC